TCCAACTGGTGGTGCTTCTACTGGTCCAGGAATGGGACAATATCGTCCAGTTGCAGATTTAAATGCATCAACCGATGCATACAGAAAATCTTTAGAACAGATTGCTAAAGATAGACAAATGAAATCCCTCAGTAAAAAAGATAGAGATACTCTTATGAAGATTTCTAAGATGTTAGCAAAGGAAAAAAAGTAGCATCGTGAAAACTTTTAAGCAGTACATAATCTTAGAACAAAAGATTACACCAGCAGACTTAAAAGTATTAGAAAGATATGCCGATCGCTTATTTGCTAAAGTTGGTATTGATGTAAATTTTACTAGACACTTCTTAGACAGAGTAAATGACTCTAGAAATAATAAACAAATCACTTCATCAGAATTAACAAGATTATTTAAACAGTCATATCAGAAGTATGGTAAGAAGATTGCTTCGTTGGGTAAAGACGCACAAGCAGTTATCAATGATATGAAGAATGACATTAACATGCCATTCGTTCTCAAGTGGGATGGGAAAGAGTTAGATCTAATTGCTAAGACCATCATGAGAAAGAAAAACTTCCAGACTTCAAATCCTAAACTTCAATTCGAAGAAGATAATCCAAGAATTGCTAGAAAGAAAGGACAACCAGCAGGAAGTGATAAACACTCTGATTTATATACTGACGAGAATCCTAAAGGCACAATACATGGTTTAGGATTTAAAGATGTTAAGACTGCGAAAGCAAGTGTAAGCAAAATAAAATCTTCAGGTAAAAGTCATGCTCATAAAATACAAGCAGCAATTGCTATGGAACAAAGGGCAAGAGTGATGGGTAAAACTGCAGAAGCAGCAGTGTATCGTGCCTACATAAATAAGATGAAAAAGAAGACTAAAGAGATGAGGGAAGCACCAGAAACATCTGATGCTATGAAGAGATATAAGTCAGGAAAAGCAGGGTTTACGGATATCGCCCACTTAAAAGCAAAGGGACTTATTAAACGATCTGATGGAACTAAAAGGAAGTCAGATAAATACAAATAGGAGAAAACTATGTTAGATTTTATTAAAGATAGATGTAGCGAAAGAACATCATTAGATGGTTCTTTACTTATCGCTGTTGGTGTTGTTTGTTTAATGTTTGGACCATTAGTTAAGTATGCTGCATATGCTGCAGTTGTATATGGTGTTTATACATTACTTAAACCTGAATAAATTATAGAGGTATATTATGATATTTGGACAGATTAAAATGATGATTACTATACTCCTAGTCGTTGGCATTGCTGGCGCAGGAGTATATGTAATGAAATTACGAGCAGATAATGAAGTATTGAAAGCAAATCAAGTTTTACTTGAACAAGGTATAGAGTCTCAGAAACAAGTCATTGCTCAACAGAAACAAGACTTTAATGATATTCTAACAGCAAATAAAGACTTACAGAAATTAAATGCTAAATTAGATAAAGAAATTGAAAGATTAGATAATAAATTTAATAAAACCAATGCCTCTGGTAAGAAAAGAGACTTGGGTGATATTGCTCTCGCTAAACCGAAAGTAATGAATAAGATAATTAACAGAGCAACAGTAAATGCGACAAGGTGTGTTGAGATCGCTATGGGTGCTCCATTAACACAGGATGAAACAAATGCGACTAAGAAATCTCAGATTAATCCAGAGTGTCCTAGTATTGCCAATCCTTCTTATGTCCCTTACAATTAGTGGATGTAGTTCGATAAAGGCACTAGAGATATTTAAAACAGAAGTAGAAAGACAACCACTTAATCTGGAAAGTCCAGAACCAGTCAAGTTAGATAAGATTGAATGGATTGTTGTTTCTTCAGAGAATGCTGAAGAAATGTTTGCTAGATTAAAGAAAGAAGGATATGACCCAGTAGTATTTGGATTAAGTGATGAGGAATATGAAGATTTGGCAATGAACTTTGCTCAAATCAGAGCATATATAATCAAACAAAATGAAATACTAAAACAATATAGACAATACTACGAACCTAAATTACAGAAAGAACTAAATAGTGGTTCTAACGGAGAATAAGAAAGATGAGCAAATTTAATGGATTATTAGACGCAAAGTTTAATCCACCAAGAAACTGGACACTGGATGTTCCATTAAAATTCCAATCAGATATACTCGATGCAACAAGTATTGAAATGTTAAAATTTTGTGGCATACAAGTAACTAAAACAACAGGTACAGTTACAGTCCCTAAAGGTTACATTACAGATTTAGCATCTGTACCAAGAGTCTGTTGGGCATTTATCGCACCTTTTGATGTTGCTCGTGCAGCAGTGGTACATGATATCATGTATGAAAAAATTAATGGTGCATATAATATGGGAAAGATACCTACTAAGAGAGATAGGGAAATGTATCGTAAAATTGCTGATGATGTATTTAGAGATGGTATGCGTGCAGCAGAACCATCAGTTCCTAAGTGGAAAATTTTTAGTGCATACTGGTCAGTAAGAATGTTTGGTCGTTGGGCAATTAATAGTTCAGCACCAAGAGGTTAATATATGTGGGAATTAATTGAAAGAATGGCAACTGATAGACTCTGGATATATACAGGTATCGCAGGAGCATTATTCGGTGCAGCATTTTTATTTTGGTTTAAAGATACTAAAATGGCAATGTGGGCAGTGCGAAAGTTTGATGCTTGTTTAGAATATCTAGCGATTCGTTGGGGATGGACTTGGGTACAAGATGACCCAGATGCTTGGAGAACTAAGTATCCTAAAATTACATCAAAGATAGATGAACTAGAAGATAGAATTAAGTATATAGAAAGTATAGATGGTGAAGATATAAAAAATTTAATAAAGGATAGTAATGACTAATATCACCAAAGACCTACATCTAGAAGTAGAACTTCTTAAAAAAGAAGTCGGTGATATGAAAGAAATTCATGTTCGTCTAGATACTGCTATTACAAAGATAACAGATGTATCTAATTGTATTAATCGTATGTTAGCAGTACATGAAGAAAAGATTGCTAATGCTGAGGAAGCACAAGCAAAGTCTACTGATGAATTTACTAGAGATATTAAAGAATTACATGGTAGAATTACATCAACCCATCAAGAACTAAGGGATTTAATGACTCAGCAACATAGGACAGCAGAGTCGTCCTTAAACTCTCTCAGAGACGATATACAGGGTCGAGTGGCAATCCTTGATAGATGGCGTTACCTTATCATTGGTGGTAGTATAGTGGTTGGTTTCGTCCTTCAAAAACTTCCTATTTGGTAAAAAAAAGTCTTGCTATTTTCGTTCTGGTAAGATATAATTGTTGAAACTGAAATTTTGGGTATGATTTTATTATGTTCACTGAGATTAAATATCTTAACATCGCTTCGCCACAATTAAGAAACTTCAAAAAGAAGTCTAATGAACTTTGGAACTTCTCTTGTCCATATTGTGGAGACTCACAAAAGTCTAAAACTAAGGCGAGAGGGTTCATATTTCGTAAAGAATCAAATCTTATATATAAGTGTCATAACTGTGGTGTAGGTGCTAGTTTTAAGAACTTCTTGAAGAACTTGGACTTAAAAATCTACAACGAATATATAATGGAGAAGTACAAAAAGAATGAGTCAGAGGAACCAGTTGTTCCTCAAAGTAGACAACCTAAAGTAATTAAAAGAGATGAAGTAGTTAAATCTCTCAAGAAGATTTCTTCACTGGAGCATAATCACCCTGTAAAAAAATATATTCAAAGTAGACAGATTCCTTCAAAAGTCCACTATGAACTTTTTTACACTCCAAAATTTTACAAATGGGTTAATTCTATTGTACCAAATAAATTCCCAGAGTTAAAGGGTGACCATCCAAGATTAGTCATTCCTTTCTTTGATGAAAAGGGAAAAATGTTTGCCTTTCAAGGTAGAGCATTTGGTGATGAAATACCAAAGTATATTACGATTGTATTAGATAATGGTAAACAAAAAATATATGGATTAAACAGAGTAAACTGGAACAGAACAGTTTATGTAACTGAAGGTCCAATCGATAGTTTGTTTATTGATAATTGTGTTGCAACAGCACAATCAGATTTGAGAATTGGTAAGAAAGACAATGTAGTCTTGATACCTGATAATGAACCAAGAAACTTTCAGATTGTTAAACAAATTGAAAAGTTTATTGACGATGGATATTCAGTTGTTCTTTGGCCAGAGTCCATCAAACAAAAAGATGTAAATGAGATGATTCTTTCAGGTATGACAGAATCACAAATTAAAAAAATAATAATAGAGAATACATACACTGGTCTACAAGCAAAGGCACAGTTTATGTTTTGGAAAAAGGTAGAAATTAAAAATGAAAAAAGAGTATCTAGGAATTGAAATTGAAACCACTAAAGATAAACTACTCTCTGTCCAAGCAAACAAATTACTAAAAGACTATTACTGCAAAAAAGGTGAAACTTCACCACAAATGGCATTCGCTCGTGCTGCCACTGCATATTGTTATGGTGATTTAAAACTTGCTCAAAGAATTTATGATTATGTTTCTAATAGATGGTTTATGTTTGCGTCACCTGTTTTATCAAATGCACCAAAACCAGATGAGAAAGTGAAGTCATTACCGATCTCCTGTTTCCTTTCATATGTCCCAGATACACTCGAAGGGTTAATTGACCACACTTCTGAACTAAGGTGGTTATCGGTCAAAGGAGGAGGTGTGGGAGGACATTGGAGCGATATTCGATCTGTATCAGACATAGCACCAGGACCGATACCTTTCCTACATACTGTAGATGCTGACATGACTGCATATCGTCAAGGAAAAACTAGAAAGGGATCGTATGCATCATATCTAGATATATCACATCCAGATATTGTAGAGTTTCTTTCTATTCGTATTCCTACAGGTGATGTTGGTAGAAAGTGTTTGAATTTACACCACGCAGTAAATGTTACTGACGATTTTATGAAAGCAGTTAGAGATGATAAAGAGTGGGAACTAAAAGATCCGAATGAAAATACAGTTCGTGATACTATGTCTGCAAGAAAATTATGGGAAAAAGTTTTAGAAACAAGATTTAGAACTGGTGAACCATATGTAAACTTTATTGATACAGCAAACAAATACTTACCGAAAGAATTAAAAGATAAAGGATTAAAAATACATGGTTCAAATCTTTGTAACGAAATACATCTACCTACTAATGAGGATAGAACAGCAGTATGTTGTTTGTCATCTTTAAATTTAGAATTATATGATGAGTGGAAAGACACAAACATTGTACAAGATCTTATACGATTCCTTGATAATGTGTTACAATTTTTTATAGACCATGCTCCTGATGACATTCATCGTGCTAGATATTCTGCTGAACAAGAAAGGTCGTTAGGATTAGGAGCGATGGGATTACACTCATTGTTTCAAAGAAAGAATATTGCGTTCGAATCTAAAGAAGCAAAAGAATTAAATGAAGAAGTTTTTAGTTTAATTCAACAAAGAGCAATAAGTGAAACTTTAGTATTGGGTAAAGAAAAAGGTGAAGCACCAGACATGAAAGGATCTGGTCGAAGAAATGCTCATTTACTTGCCATTGCTCCTAACGCAAATAGTTCTATGATTGTTGCTTGTTCACCTTCAATAGAACCACATAAGGCAAACGCATATACACACAGAACAAGGGCAGGTTCTCATTTAATTAAGAATAGATATTTAAAAGAAGAACTTGAAAAGATACACATGAATACACCAGAAGTATGGACTTCAATTATTACTAATGGTGGTTCTGTTCAACATCTAGATTTCTTAGATGATAAAGTAAAAGAAGTATTTAAAACAGCAATAGAGTTAGACCAAAAAGTAATTGTACAACTCGGAGGAGATAGACAAAAATATTTATGTCAAGGACAATCACTTAACTTGTTTTTCCCTGCAGGAGCATCTAAAAGATATGTTCAAGATGTTCACTTTGAGGCATGGAAGACCGAATGTAAAGGTTTATATTATTTAAGAACAGAAACATCTCATCGTGCTGAGAATGTTTCAGAAAAAGTAAAATTAGACAAACTAAAAGATTACAAGCAGGATGACGAAGAAGGTTGTGTTGCTTGTCAAGGATAAGGAGAGGATAATGGAAGTACAGATTTATACTAGGACAGATTGTCCATATTGCGTTGATGCTAAACAGTGGTTCAACTCATTTAATATAGATTACATTGAACATTGCATGGATGACGAAGATGAACGACTTTCGTTTTTCCAAAGAATTAATAATAACAAAGAACAACTGGGTGTTGCGCAAGCAGTAAATACTGTACCACAAATATTCATAGATGGTAAAAGGGTTGGGGGATATAGTGAACTTCTAAGACAACAAGAAAGTATACTAAAGAGAAGAGGTGGAAGTTTAACAACTTTATCTGAAACATACAAACCATTTTTTTATCCATTCGCTGTTGACTTAACTATCAAACATGAAAAGGCACACTGGATTGAAGATGAAGTTGACTTGACTGAAGATGTAACTGACTGGAAAATGAATAAAGTTACACCAATAGAAAAAGAATACATTACAAATATTCTTAGATTATTTACACAATCTGATGTTGCTGTTGGTCAAAACTATTATGACCAATTTATTCCAAAGTTTAAAAACAATGAAGTAAGAAATATGCTTGGTTCTTTCGCAAACAGAGAGGGTGTCCATCAAAGAGCATATGCTTTATTAAATGATACATTGGGTTTACCAGATAGTGAATATCATGCATTCTTAGAATACAAAGAAATGGCAAATAAGATTGAATACATGCAGAAGTCAGATGTATCAACACAAAGTGGTTTAGCACACGCATTAGCAAAGTCTGTATTTAATGAGGGTGTTGCTTTGTTTGCATCATTTGTTATGTTATTGAACTTCCAAAGATTTGGTAAGATGAAAGGCATGGGTAAAGTAGTAGAGTGGTCTATCCGTGATGAGTCTATGCATGTTGAGGGCAACTCTAAATTATTTAAAGCATTCTGTGCAGAGCATCCTAAACTTATTAATGATGAGTTTAAAAAAGAAATTTATATCATGGCAAAGGATATAGTAAAACTTGAAGACAAGTTTATTGACCTTGCATATTCAATGGGTGATATAGAAGGATTGACATCTGCTGATGTTAAGAACTATATAAGATATATAACAGACAGAAGATTATTACAATTAGGATTAAAGACAACATTTAAAGTCAAAGAGAATCCTCTTCCATGGTTAGAGTGGGTGTTGAATGGTGCAGACCATACCAACTTCTTCGAGAATCGTGTAACTGAATATGAAGTTGCAGGATTAACAGGCGACTGGGAAGATGCCTATGAGGTGGAAGTTGCGTGAAGATAATTGTAGTATGTGACTCCTGCGAAGCAGAGTATAATGTAACTCACGACATGAACGAAAGGAATTATAAACTTTCCTTTTGTTCATTCTGTGGTGGTGAACTTGAAATTGAAGAAGATATGTTATCAGAACTATACAAAGAGGATGATGAAAATGAATGGCAAAGGTGATAAACGCAGACCACAAGAAATATCAGATGAAGAGTTTAAACAAAGATGGGATGCTATCTTCGTACAAAAACCACATGAAAATATGTTTGATGAAAATGATTTAAGTTCTAAGGATAAGGAAAAAGAGGAAACTAAAACTGAGGAAAATTAAATGCAGATGACATTTACAAGACCTGCTGCCAGACAAGCAAAAATAATTCTGGACAGTGAAGAAGAAGGACTAAACCTGCGTTGTTTTATACAAGGTGGTGGATGTTCTGGTTTTCAATATGGATTTACTTTAGATAAACAAAAAGATGAGGACTGGGTTTTTGAAACTCTTGGTGTAAAACTTTTAGTAGATCCAATGTCTGGTGTTTATTTTGAAGGTGCTACAATAGATTATAAAGATGACCCATTAAATGGCAGTGCCTTTGTAATTCAGAATCCTAACGCAAAATCAACATGTGGTTGTGGAAGTTCCGCAGCATTTTAAAAGGAAAATTGAATGTGGTCTTATAGGAATGGTGAATTTAGCAGTGAGATGATTGGTGATTATGTTGGATTTGTTTATGTAATAACCGATCTAGTTAATAGAAAGAAATATGTAGGAAAGAAACTTTTTAAATCTACTCGTAGACTTGCTCCACTAAAAGGCAAGACTCGTAAGAGAAAAGTTGTTAAAGAATCTGACTGGCAAGACTACTTTGGTTCAAGTGAAGAAGTTAAAATGCTTGTTGAAAAAAGAGGTAGAGAATCTTTTTATAGAGAAATTTTACATTTATGTAACAGTAAAGGTGAACTATCTTATCTCGAAGCAAAAGAACAGTTCGATCGTGATGT